ATTACATAAACGATGTGGGGCTTCACAAGATCACCTCAATGCTATTTGGTCTATAGCCGAGGATGTAGCTTTTGCTTTTTGCAATTTTAACGGTGATCTTATGCAATTTTTTGGATCCAACCCTTCTGGTCATCCACTCACGGTTATAATCAATTGTTTAGTCAATAGTTTATATATGCGCTATTGTTTTAGTGAACTTTCTCCTAAGGGAGATTCAGCATCTTTTAGGGAAGTTGTACGATTGATCACATATGGTGATGATAATGCGATGACTAGCAAGGTTGATTGGTTCAACCACACCGCAATAGCTGATGTTCTTGCCAATGTAGGCATAGAGTATACTATGGCAGATAAAGAGGCTGAAAGTAAACCTTTTATATCACTAAGTGAAGTTTCGTTTCTAAAAAGAACTTTCGTTTGGTCTGATATTCTAAATGCATATTGCGCTGTTCTTGATGAGAATTCTATTAAAAAGAGTTTGCTAATGTGTGTTCCCTCGAAAACTATATGCCATGAACAACAATGTGTAGACATTGTGAGATCAGCAATATCAGAATATTTTTTCTATGGTAGAGAGAAATTTGATGAAATGACTCTTTTCCTTAAGAATATGCTCAATGATTGTGGTTTGACACCATATATTGAACATAATACCTTTGAGACGTGGGACAATTTAGTTGTGCGTTTTGAAAAGGCGTCCCATGATTATTTAGAATGGGAACCTGAAACAACAAAACAAATTTTAGGTGAATTTCATTGGAATTTACCAAATTAAGGGCCTCGGTTAAAGGTCCGACTTATATAAGCCAAAATTTCCGATGGTAAAACAGTTACTGTCTCTGCTCAGCTTTTGTTGTTACGCTAATGAGATGGAGAAGAGTGGGTTTTACTGTATGTTATAATTCCACCTGGGCGTTCCCCGAAGTAATTATTTAATTAGACGTTATGGTAGATCGTCAAATGTAACAACTATATACACTTATATCCTTAGGCGGGGATTGTGTATGAATTTTATTCGTCGTGCAATTCATTATTAAATAATAATCTCATGGGAGAGTATAAATCCCAAATTATGAAACAGGACTGTTATTTTAATCTTAGTAGATTATCTATACAATCAAGTGACCTGCAGGATGGAGGAGAATCACACTTGCAGCAGGATAATCTGCGTTTTAGTGACGCAGGTCTAATGGAGTCTAAAAGTGCTCCTGTTATCACTTATAAACCGGATTCAGATAAATCTGGGCATCTTGGTGATTTTTTGTCTCGTCCTGTGGCTATTAACACTTTTAGCTGGGTTGAGGGTTCTGCTACACAAGTGCAAAATCAATTTTATCCGTGGCAATTGTTCGTCAATACAACATCTATTAAGAACAAATTACAAAATTACGCGCGAATACGTGGTAAATTGAAATTAAAGTTTGTTGTTAATGCATCTCCATTTTATTATGGTGCTCTTAGGGTATGTTACTGCCCTATGATACCCGGTACTATGGATTTTTCAAACTCGCAGGGTGATCAGATTAAATTTTCTCAAATGCCTGGTGATTTTCTTTATCCTGCTGATATGACCTCATTTGAAATGGAATGTCCATTCTTATGGCCACATAGCTGGGTTAATCTGCAATCTAACTTAAATTTTGCTACACTGGGACGTATAAATTATATTTTATATTCCGTGTTACAATCCGCCAATGGTGTTCCAGCTACTAATGTAACAGTGACATGTTATGCATGGATGGAGGATGCTGAGTTGGCAGGTTTGACTTCAGGCCTAATATTGCAATCTGATGAGTACGATAGTGCCGGTCCTATCAGTGGTCCGGCTAGTACTGTTGCTAATATTGCTGGTAAGCTGAGTAATGTGCCCTTTGTTGGTACTTTAGCACGTGCCACCGAAATTGGTGCCAAAGCTATAGGCGGTATAGCATCTCTTTTTGGATTTTCTAATCCTCCTGTTATAGATGATGTAATGCCTTTTCAACCTAAGAGTTTTCATGCTTTTAGTAATGTTGAGACTAGTGTTCCTATAGATAAACTATCTATTGATCCTAAGAATGAAATTACTGTGGACAAGAGAGTTATCGGAATAGAGCAAGACGACGAATTAACCATCGTCAACTTTGCTGGTAAGCAATCTTGGATTACAGGATCCTTGTGGACTGAGGCATATGCTCCTGGTACTCAGATAATGTGTTTTCCAGTAACTCCACGACTTTTCAGCTCGCTAGCGGGTACTTCTCAGAATTTTATTAATGAGACGCCAGCGTGTCATGCGGCTGCGGCATTTGAGCAGTGGCGTGGTGAAATGATTTTCACTCTGAAGTTTGTCAAAAGTCGTTATCACACTGGACGTGTTCAAATCTCTTGGGATCCTCAGGGAATCCCTGGTACAAACGCTGAAACTACTACGATGACTCGTATTGTTGATTTGCAGGTTGAGACCGAGGTTGAATTTGCTATTCCATATAAAGCGTATACACCGTGGTTATCTACAAGTAATGTTGCTAATACATGGACCATCACCACAGGCGCACCGGCATGGTCATATAATCCTGGTAATTTTAATGGTGCCGTTAAAGTAGTAGTTTTGAATGAACTTACTGGACCGGCAGCATCTCAATCTATCGACGTTCTCTTGTTTGCACGTACTGGGAAAGATTTTAGATTATCTGTTCCCAATGCATTGCCTGACTTTTCGGTATATACTGTGCAATCCTTGCAATTAAGTGATGTGGGAACGGAATTGCAGGAAGATGATACGCTAGCAATAACTGTTGGAGAAAATGTACTTTCTTTGAGACAACTTCTCCATCGATCTACCTTGTGGCATGTTGCACCCTTGGGTAATCCTCTTTCTGCTGCTGCTACTTATAATACTACTAATTTGTATTTTCATACAAATTATATACCACGGTATCCTTTAGAACCTGGATTTTCAACACAAGCCCTTAATTTTGGTGTGGGATTAATTTCTGGTTCACGAACTCCTTATCAGTTTTCTCCAAATACTTTCCTTAACTGGTTCGGTAATTGCTTTGCTGGTTATAGAGGATCTTTGGTGCACCATTTCAATGTGATTGGTAATGGCGCTGCATTATTGGAT